TTTGACCGCGGTCCGCGCATCTATTCCTGCGAGCAAGTGGAACGCGCAGTATCAGCAAAATCCTACTGGTGAGGAGAACGCGATTATTAAGCGTGAGTGGTGGCGTTGTTGGGAGAAGCCGAAGGTTCCGCAGTTAGAATATGTGATCCAGAGTTATGATACGGCATTTTCAAGGCGGGAGACTGCGGACTACAGTGCGATTACGACGTGGGGTGTTTTTTATCCGAACGAGGGTGGTTCGGGGCCCAATTTAATATTGTTGGACAGTAAGAAGGGTAGATGGGATTTCCCCGAGTTGAAGCAGGTTGCTTTGGATGAGTACAAATTTTGGGAGCCTGACACGGTAATTATTGAGGCGAAGGCGAGCGGGACGCCTCTGACGCATGAATTGCGCAATATGGGAATACCGGTTGTAAACTTTACGCCGAGTCGTGGTAACGATAAGGTATCAAGAGTACATAGTGTGTCACCCTTGTTTGAGGCTGGAATGGTTTGGGCCCCCGATGAAACTTGGGCGGATGAGATGATAGAGGAAGTAGCGGCGTTCCCGAATGGGGAACATGATGATTTGGTTGATAGTATGACGCAGGCACTTATGCGATATAGGCAAGGAAATTTTGTCCAGCTACCAACTGATGACTGGGAAGACGGAGAAAACTCTGCTACAGTGAGAGCATATTATTAAACCATAAAGGCGTCCATATGTACAAGTCTGCGGTTAATTTAGGTGCGGCTGGTCACGACCCTGTTCGCTATATGCAGGAAGGCGGCGACGTCACGCTTATGGACTTGCAAACCACGGCCCCCGGATCATACCCCGCTTATTTAGATTATTTACCCGAAGAAATACAAGAAGAGATGCCTTCAGAGATGCCTGAAGAAGCGGGCTTGGGTTCTGTTATTTGGGATAAATTGACAGGTTATGATCCGATTGAGGGACTCCGTGAAAGTGCCCGGGTCGGTGGTTCGCGGACCGCGGCTCTTTATGGTTCAAACCCGAGCTTTATGGAGCAGCTCATAGAGCGTTATCAGTATCCGGCGAAGAAGGACACTGCTACGGGAGAGATGGTTATTCCTACTGGTTTTGAGCCTGAAAGTGTTCGTATGGCGCGGCCTTTAGGCCGTCGTGATATGCCGACGTATCCTGAGTTAGAGGATGCGCGGGCGCATATGCTGGGGTCTGCAATGGTGGCTCAAGAATATGGCGTTGAGACGGCGGAAGATGCTGGGACGTTTAAGGAGTTTTTGGATCGTTTTGGGCCATGGCCGATAGGTGGTCAGAATGCGCGGGACGTTGCGATGGATCAGCGCAACAATGCTGTTGGTCGTCAGATTTTCATGAAGGCGGGAATTAACGCGACGCCGCAGCAACTGACACAGATGGTTGACTCGGAGATATTTCGACAGTTGGATGTGATTATGGGGCGTTCTTCTTCGGAGCAGAAGATGCCTTCCTTGGATCAGCCCCGCGCCCCACGGAACTTTGTATCACCTCCTACGGGGCCTGATGTTTACTTCCCTCGAAATGAGCAGGGTTATTTTGATACCACACGTAAAGTTCTTGGTTTTTACCCGCAAAAATACCGAGATTATCAGTAGGTATCAGGGAGAGTTAGATGGCAAAAGAACGTAATGGCTACCAAAGCAGTTTGATGGACAAGAATGTTCCGTCACAGATTGACGAAGAGGACTTGAAAGCTGAGATTGAGATTGAGCTTCCGGGTTCTCAAAACGATGTGACTGCGATGATTGACGCCTCTGATGTAGGCGAGATTGGAATTACACAGACCGAAGACGGCGGAGTTGAGATTGACTTTGAGCCGCAAGATCAGCGTGGAGAAAATGAAGATTTCTATGCGAACCTTGCTGAAGAAATGCCGGACCGAGAGCTACAACGCATCGCCAGTGAGCTTTTGTCTGAGTATGATGCAAATAAATCGAGCCGTCAGGACTGGGAAGATGCGTATGCAAACGGTCTTGAATTGCTTGGCTTCACTTACGAAGAGCGCACACAGCCTTTTAGAGGCGCTTCAGGTGTTACTCATCCGCTTTTAGCAGAAGCTGCTACACAGTTTCAAGCGCAAGCTTTCAACGAGCTGTTACCTCCTGCGGGGCCCGTTAGAACCGTTGTCATGGGATCTGAAACGCGTGAAAAGGTTGCTCAAGCGCAGCGCGTAAAATCGTTTATGAATTACTACATCACGAGTGTGATGGAAGAATACACGCCAGACATGGACCAGATGCTGTTCTATTTGCCGCTGGCGGGTTCGACGTTTAAGAAGACGTACTATGACGAGACGCTAGATCGTGCGGTATCCAAGTTTGTCCCTGCGGAGAACTTGATTGTTCCGTATGAGACCGCGGACCTCGAAACATGCCCTAACATTACACAAGTTGTGCGGATGTCGCTGAATGATTTGCGTAAGCGTCAGTTTGCGGGCACGTATTTGGACGTTGAGGTGATCCCAGCGCAGCGCGAGGTTACTGGCGTTGAGAGCGAGATTGACCGCATTGACGGTGTGGAGCCCAGCCAGATTGATTACGACTGCACTATCCTTGAGTGCCATGTCGATCTGGACCTAGAGGGCTACGAAGAAGTTGATGAAGACGGAGAGCCTACTGGCATTCGCGTTCCTTACATTGTGACCTTGTCGATGGACAACGGTCAGGTGCTGTCGGTTCGTCGCAATTACCGCGAAGAAGACAAGCTGAAAAAGAAAATTCAGTATTTCACCCACTACAAGTTCTTGCCCGGCTTTGGGTTCTACGGACTGGGTCTGATACATACGATTGGGGGCCTGTCACGGACCGCTACGGCGGCTCTTCGACAATTGATCGACGCTGGTACGTTGTCTAACTTACCTGCTGGCTTCAAGGCCCGTGGACTGCGTATTAGGGACGACGATGATCCGTTGCAGCCCGGTGAGTTCCGAGATGTAGACGCACCCGGTGGGGCTATTAGAGACAGCCTAATGCCGCTGCCGTTTAAGGGGCCCGACCAAACGCTTTTCAATCTGTTAGGTTTTGTGGTACAGGCAGGTCAACGTTTTGCGACCATTACTGATCTAAAGGTTGGTGACGGCAATCAGCAAGCGGCTGTTGGCACGACTATTGCTATGATGGAGCAAGGATCGCGGGTCATGAGTGCTGTGCATAAGCGCCTGCACTACGCGATGCGTCAGGAGTTTAAAATTCTTGCTCGTGTGATGTCTGAGTATCTGCCTCAGGAGTATCCGTACTCGGTTGCTGGTGGCGATCAGAAGATCATGGCGAAGGACTTTGACGACCGTGTGGATGTTATCCCGGTCAGCAATCCGAACGTATTCAGCCAAGCGCAGCGCATTATGCTCGCGCAAACTAAACTACAGCTCGCGGCCCAAGCACCAGAGATTCACAACATGCACGAGGTTTTCCGTGATATGTATGAAGCTTTGGGCGTGTCGGATTCAGATCGTTTGATGAAGGCTATTCCGGCAGAGACACCGGAGCCTATTGATCCTGCGCAGGAGAACATCAACGCGTTGGATATGTTGCCGTTGAAAGCGTTTGAGGGTCAGAATCATCAGGCGCACATCATGGCGCACTTGGTATTTGGTTCTGGACAGATGGTTGGTCAAATGCCAGCCGTTGCTATGTCTTTGCAGAAGCACGTGATGGAACACGTTCAGATTGCTGCGCGTGAACAGGCCGCGGTGCAATATCTGCAACAGGTGCAACAGACGGGTGGTCAGCCTGCCGATGATGAGCAGATGCTACAGATCGAACAGCTTACCGCGCAGTTTGTTGCGGAGGGCTTGCAGCAGGTCAAAGATTTGTCTGCCCAGCTATCTGGCGCTGGTGGCCCAGACCCACTTTTGCAGCTCAAGGAGCAGGAGCTTCAGCTCAAAGCACAAGCAGATCAGGCCGACAACCAGATCGACCAAGCCAAAATCCAGTTGGACGCGCAAGGTCAGCAAATACGGTCGAACCAATTCGAGAAGCGTTTGGCTTCGCAAGAGAAGCAGACACAGGCCCGTATTCAGTCCGCGATGGAAAGAGAGCTGCTTAAACAAAATAACAAAGGAGGTACTCCACAATGAAGAACCGTACTATCAAAGTAAATGGCTCCGCGCCAAATAACCCGCCCAAGCCTGAGAAGGTTGGTGGCATGAAGAAAGCCCCAATGGCGGGCGATAAAATGCGCTTGACAAAGACCCGTGGCACGGGTGCCGCGATCAAGGGCACGATGCACATGGGTTGTTAGTGACATGCCTCTGAAGAAGGGCAAAAGCCAGAAGACTGTAAGCAGCAACATTCGTAAGCTGCGGGACGAGGGATATCCTCAGAAGCAGGCGGTGGCGATTGCTTTGTCTTCGGCGGGCAAGTCGAAAAGTAAAAAGAAAGTCGTGAAGAAAGCTGGCGGCGGTGTTGTTCGTGGTTTTAGCCCGATTGCAAGGCCGCAAAGATTTCAGGGTATATTCTGATGTACAACATCAACCTTTCGACGGGTTAAGGCCTCGGGAGGATAAAATGACATATTCGCGGCAAGCTAGGTTTTTTGTTTACTTGTTGATGAGTTCGCTTTTCGCGTTACTCGCCAATGAAGTTATGGCACAAGACGCATCCAACGATGTCATTTATACCGATTCAACCACGCGAAGTACGGTAGAAACGACGGGCAGTATGACGACACAGATTGAGTCGCCACCTCCGTCTGCTATTTCTCCTCAATTTAACGGTGGCGTAAACTCTGACCTATGCACGGTCGGGGTTGCGGGAGCTGTGCAGACACAGATTTTGGGTATTTCCATGGGCCAAACCGTGCGAGATATGAACTGTGAAAAGCTAAAAAACGCAAAAACACTTTATGACATGGGCATGAAAGTCGCCGCGGTATCTGTTATGTGTCAGGACGAACGAGTCTTTGACGCAATGATAAGCGCTGGAACTCCTTGTCCATATGACGGCATGATTGGCAGCGCTGCCAAAGCTGCATGGGAAGCCGACCCAGATTCCAAACCGGGGGCGGACAAAAAGGAGGCGCTAAATGACGGTACAAAGACCCTTATGGGTACTGGCGGCGTTCTTGGGCTTCTGGCCTTGCTACTCTTACTCTGACCCATACACGTATGGAAGCACTAATAATGCTGCTTCTGTGGGCCTTTATTGGCCTATGTCTCAGTCTGTATTAGGCGTTGATTTAGCACCGGGACTCCACATCTCCGGAGTTCTCTACCGCTACACAACAGTCAAAGACCCAAACGATCCGTTGTTGGTAAACGTTCAAAACGAACGAGCAAACGGGCCGGGTTACATATTCCGTGAAACCGACGACTGGTCCGGATTACCCGGCAACACTATCAATAAATATGTCCCTGTCGAATTGTCGCCAATCGGAGAATGGGGTCGGGGATCAATAACCACAGAAGGTCAGGGCGACGTCAAAGACCCGTCCGTAATTTACACCTACCGTTTGGACGAATGCTTTAACCCGCAAAGCAGTCCTTCTTGCCCGGGTTACAAAGACTTGCAAGATCCCCAGATCCAACCTGTAAACTACGACCTCTACAACGCGTTGGACGACGACGCGGTACGTAGCGCCATGTCTCCTACCGACCCAGAACTGTATGAGGAAGAGGAAGAAGACGAAGACATGGAAAATGCCGAAGAGGAAGTTACAGAAGATGATTTTGAAAGGGGGCTGGCTGCCGCACAAAACGCTCTTACATTGGCCAGTGGAGTGTCGCAAGAGATGGTCATCGGTGCTATGAATGCAAATGTAAACATTGCGTCGTATTATTCTGTGACAATGTCAGGAGGAGTTTATCAGGAGTCAATCAACTTACCAGATTCACAGCTTCCCGAAAACGAACGGGGTTTACGGAACGGGTTAGCGCAACAGTTGCTCCATGAACGCATGGTGGAGCAGCAGTACATCAAATTAAGTTTTTAGGAGACTAACATGTTGAAAAAAACACTATTCGCTGTCCTCGTTTTAGTAACGAATACAGCCTTCGCTGAAGAAGCAATAATCGAAGGTAACGTGCAGTCGAAGTGCGTTATCAACATTGACACCAATGGAGTCTACGGCAACCCGACGCCTGACAAACTTAGCACGGATTCGGCGGATGGCGGGGTACAGCCCAGCATTCGTTATGACGTTGCCCTTGCTGATTACTACATAGCTCGGATCATTACTCCTACCAGTTTTTCCACGAGCCCTACGCTTTCAGACGTTGTGAACTGGACGGGTACGTCGTCCGTTGGAGAAGTTTCGGATGCTGGGATGTCTGCGTATGACGTCAGCAAGGTCGTCTACGACTCCACGACTGAGTTTGATCTGACCGTTGCAGGAAGCACGTGGTTTAGCGTGACGTCTGAGGCAACCTACGGGTATGGCAAGGCGTTTCCGGGCGGAACTTATAGAGCAGTTGTAATAGCGGAATGCATCGCGAAATGACTCGGTTTTTGCTAGTGATGTCGTTTTTGTTATTGGCAACGCCAGTTGTTGCTCACGAACTAACGCCGACCTATCCAAAAATTAATCCCGCTTATGTAGACGGGCTTCTGGTTGCGCAATTGAGTATCTTTAACGCTCGCAAGGACGTCGATTACTACGAGATAGGAGTCTTTGATAAGGACTGGAAGCCCATACCTTTTGCTACGACGACAAAGATCCTCAATGTTCCTTACACAGGCAAGATAAACTTTGAAGTGTACTTCCGTAAAGAAGATCAGAGGCGGGCGGTGTATGTCTGCACTTTGTCCAAGTTGCGATCTGATGAGGACAGCTACGCCATCGTTTCGTCAAAAGTTTGTTCTAGGTTGGATGGTGAACCGTCATGATGAAACGAGTCCTTGCCTTAACGATTTGCTTTTCAACGGCAGCGTGGGCGGAAAACAGTTCTTTGAATTTGCAGCTCCCTTCGGCGCCTCAAAACTTCCAGTCCGATAAGTTTCGGGCTGGAGACCTAGACTGTCAAAACGCGGTTGGCGGGGGCGTAAACCTAGAGTTCGGTGTAACGGGCGTGATTAACGATGTTGGGGGAAGCTATTCAGTCAGGGATAACTACTTAAACGATCAGTCCAGAGATGTTGGCGTTTATGGGAGAATTATAATACCCCTGAATGCCCCGAAAGAGCGGATCAACTGCAACACGCTTTATCAGCTTGAACTGGAACAGAGACGGCTTGAGATCAGGAAGCTAACACAGGAACTGGAAAACCTTCGGCAATTGCAAACAGGGTCAGATTTCGAGAATTGATATGGCGGAACGCGATCTATCAGAAGAGCTAGAAAACCTAGAAAAGCTTAAAGACAAGGGGTTTACGGTTTTAGGTATACGCATGACCCCGGCGGCTATCACCGCGGCGTTCGCACTGCTCTCTACGGTCATCGGGACGTTGTACGGCGGTTTTATGATGTACCAGAAAATCGAAGAAGTTGCGGGCTTAGATTTGGGTGCGTATCAGCAGCAAATGGAAGTCATGAACGCAAAGGTCGATGGGGTTACGGAAACTATTGACGCCAAGCTCTCTGGCGTAAACAGCAAGGTGCAAGAAGCCGTCGATTATGCGCGAGACATTAAGAACGGTTTGAGGGATGACATCCTTAGAATCGAGCAGCAAACTGACCGGATCGAAGACACCGTTCGCAACACGGAAGATAAGGTCAGAACTATGATTGATGACGCGGAAGTTCGGTTTGAAACGCGCAGAGAGCAGCTTCGTATGTCTCAAGCAGCAGACCTCAAAGAACTTGAGGATCGACTTAACAATCGCGTTCAGCAGGCACTGGAC